GGCGATCACGGACGAACTGAAGGAAGGTAGCGATCAATTACGTGGCGCGATCAAAGAGGGGCTGGGCATAGTTGAAGACGTGTTTAACGAGTTGAAGCTGACCGATTACGAGAAGGCTGATCTCGCAACGAGAATTGGGAACGGGATAAACATAGACATCGGAAAGAATAGGAGAACACCGAGGTATTGAGGGAATGCAAAAGATGGCGAAGAAGGAAGTTAAATGGAACGAAGGCTTTATAGAATTTGAAACAGGATATAACGCAGAGGGTGGTGTAGTGAAGCATAACTCGCACTCCAGCGGGAAGACGGGGGTTCGACTCCTCCCCCTCTGATTGACATGAAATGTATCAGGCATTGAACGCTCTATTTTTTGGAATACCGAAACAGGACATCAGAAACATAACGGGGCAGATCATACGGGAGACCGATTACGAAACGTATGTGATACCCTGCACGGGGCGGTTTGCGCTTGCCGATACATTTGTAGGTGCGGGGATTAACCCGCAACAGATAATAACGGGTGACATATCGCTTTTTTCTTCCTTGATTGGTTACTATCTCAGTAATAAAGATATAGCTGATTTAGGCGTAACGATCCAAGGCGAGAAGATAACGCCAGACATTAACGGTATTGCGGAAACCCTATATCACCTGAAGCTCGGTAGCATAAAACCGAGCAACTACTATCTCAGTGAAGTCTTGGAAGATTTGAAACGGAATAAGGAACGGCATGTAGAGAAACTTATAAACGATTTAAAAGCATTGAAAGAGCGGTTAGACGGTATCAAATACGAAATAATAGATGTGCGTGTGATGATAGCAGAATGGAAAGACCGAGATGCGTTTATCTTCATCGACCCGCCGGTATTTTCCAGCAGAGATTACGTAAGCATGTTTGATTCTGATATAATTCAATGGCGAGAGCCTAACATCCCGCAGTTCGATCCAAAAACCGACTTCGGTCCTATGATGGACGATTTGAGGCAAACGAAAGCAACGGTAGTTGTCTATCTCAGGGAGAAGAATAGGGAGGACGAAATTGTTAAAGATTGGTATTCGTTCTTTGCGCATCAAGACAATAAAGCCGAGGCAGAATATTTGTATGTGAATAAAGACCTTGATATAATCCGGGCGAAAAGACCAAACGCAGATAAACCGCAACGAGCTCCTTACTCCATTCTAACCGACAAGGACGAGATAACCGAAGAGAGCGAAATAAGTGTTGTGCATATAACTCACGAGCAGGCAATGTATTATAGGGATTTGTTCGTGCATCGGTTAGGCGTCTCGCAGGCAGAGGTTAACGTATTACTCCTGGTTGACCAGAAAATCTTTTCGGTGCGCGGGCTCATGTATTTCAGAGGCGGTTCCGGACCCGACTTCACCGCAACAGAAATCTTCGGACTCGTAGTTCCAAACTGCAGCTACAGGCATCTTGGGCGACTGGCCATGCGAGTCATAACGTGTAACGATTTTTTGCAGGCAATAACACCTAAGAACGAATTATTCCCAAAACGATACATAACATCCACTACTATCAGCAAATATCCTGAAGCACGTGAGGATAAGGGCATCCTTGAAATATACGATTCCGCCCTACTTAAAAACGGTTTGTATCGGTTGAGATATAAAACGTCCTTTAAAGCACAATCTTTTAGAGATTGTTTGTTAGAGTGGTTAAACGAAGAACGAAATTATGGAAAACAAAAACGAAAGAAGGGGAGAGTTAGACCTCGGCAACGGGATGCTAATAAAGCAGGTGCATATTGATAGCCTGCGGGAACAGGACATAAACCCCCGTATCCTGCCGAATACTGCTATGCGTCAGCTAATCAAAAATATCGGTAATCGGGGCATGCTGGAATCGCTCCCTTACTGCGTGCAGACAGACAAAGGCATCGAAATAGTCTCTGGTCATCATAGGGTCAGAGCTGCACGTGCAGCGGACTTGGCGGAAATATACATATTGTTGGATACATCGGGCTTGAGCCGTGACGAGATAAAAGCGAAGCAGCACGACAAGTACGAGCAGACCTGGAAAAGGAGAGTGAAGAGTAAGATGGCAATTGTCATAACTCTGAAGGGGGATGCTGAGAAATACGCTGCTTTGCACAGTCGGAACATAGAAGAACTCGAAGATGCACTTGCTTCTGTGGTTTTAGAAAAAGGATTCGATGACTTCTCTATCGAGAGCAGCTATACTGACAATTCCATAAGGCGGATGCCAGAGATCGTAGAGGCGAGCAAGTAAGATGAACGCAGGAGCAGAGCAAGGCTTTTGGACAGACGCAGAAGTAATCAGCAGATACTCAAGAAAGCAAGCAATAGAGGACGGCGTACTAATTGATGTAACTCAAATGGCAAAGGAACTTGGAATCGTAATCCCGACAGCAATAACTCAAAACCTCTGGAGTAGCTGGGTGGAAGTCCCAGAAGGATTAGAAGGATTACAGGACGAGAAAGGCCGGCTTTGGGATGTGTTGTATATGTTCAGCATAGCGGCAAGAAGAGCGATAACAGAATCTCGTTTGACATATAGTGTCCTGTTTCAGACGAAAGAGCGAAAGATGAAGACAGTACATCTTGATGCAGTATGCGGTCCCGGAGACCAAGGCGAGCCAGTGATAACGATAATGCTCCCAGGAGATGATTGAGATGGAAGCACTAACTAAATCAGAAAAGATAAATTTGGGGACGGTGGAAATAGCGAAAAGGATAAGAAAGCAACTAAAAGACGAGTTCAAAGACTGTAAATTTTCAGTAACGACAGATCACTTCGCAGGAGGTAGCACCATAGATATAAATCTGATGAGGGCGGACAGAAAGACGATCAAAGACGCTAAAGACATTTCAGAGGCGGCACTCGCACAAATAGGCTCCAGATTCACACGAGAAGATATTGAGCAAAGACAAAAGCAAGCATATCATCAGCTAAATAAGTACACATTAAAGAGAGAATACGATCCTGAAATGTGGTGCAATGGTGTTTTTCTTACAGAACAGGGGCACACTCTTTTACAACAGGTTATCAACATAGCGGATTTCTATAATTACGATGACAGCGACCCGCAAACCGATTATTTCAGCGTGAACTTTTACTTCGACATAGGACTGGGGAAATGGGATAAAGCATTCGAGGATGGTGAGAAGTAAGATGAGCACACCATTAATAGTCGCCGACACGGCATGGGCAGAAACTTTACCGGACTGGCTCAAGAACGAAGTGGAAGCGGAAAGAACGATACACGGCTTTGCTGCAATGATGGGAAAAGAAGTGCCAAAAGTTGGTGATGCAGAGGTTGTTACTTATCTATTCACCGCAGCACTCAGAGCGCCGTTAACATCAGAATTTAGCGAAATTTACATATACCTCAGTGCTAAGTTGAAGAGATCCCAAGGTAAAGAACTCGAACCGTTTATGCAGGAAGCAATTGACCGAGGGTTAAGCGACTGGGAAGAGCACGAACTTAACGAGTTGAGGTATAAGATATACACGAGAAGAGGCGGAGAAGTTTCAAACAACGTCTTAGACGTAATGCGTGAATTTAAAAAAGACATAGATAATATCCCTCCGGGAATGGAAGCACAGAAAACTTTAGAGGGTAGCCCAATGCAACTTTTCTTCCAGAGCAACGAGCCGAAGAAGACGTCGAGACCGCTGAAAAAGAATGCCATGCAAAGAAAAGAAAAGAAAGGCAGCAACAACTTAGCAACCTTCGGAATGCAAGACCCGGATCTGCCAACGATACAAGAATGCTTTGACATACTGAAAAGAGCCGAGGAGAATAGGAAAGATTGTTGCGGAAGACTTATCAAATCAAATAGTCTTAAAGAGGACGCTTGGAGCACTGGCGAATTTGATAAGGTTTGTAGTGACTGCGAAGGATGTAGAACAGATGCGCCGGTAAAGACGTTGAAAGTAAAGTTTTGGGATGGATCAGAGGAACAAGCAAAAACCAGAGAAGATGCAGTACACATCGCAGAGGCGGGATTAGAAGCACGGAAACAAGAAGGTGATAGAGTGGTGTGGATATTATCTCCCTACTCTGGAAGGTTGCCAGTCCAAGCGATAGTAATAAACGAATGTGGCGAGGAAACAGATGCGTGTGCTATAATCACGGAGGCAGAATAAATGCAGTGGACTGAGAAATACCGGCCAAAGTGCTTAAACGATATTGTAGGGCAGCGCGACACGGTAAAAATCATAGGCAAGATGATGAACAACGGCGGCTTACCGAACCTTCTCTTTCACGGACCACCTGGCACGGGTAAAACGGCAACAGCATACGCGATAGCAGAGCAGCTATTAGGCGAGGACATGAACCAAAACTTCTTAGAAATTAACGCAAGTGACGACCGGAGCTTAGAAAAGATTAGGAACAAAGCGATACGAGTAGTGCGATACATGCCTTTAAACCCTACAAAGCCACGCATAATATTCATGGAAGAGGCGGACGGGCTTTATCGCGATACCCAGGAAGGATTACGAAAACCATTAGAGAAAAGTGGAAGAACGATATTCATATTTGCAGCGAACGATCGTGAAAAGTTTATCACACCAATCCTCAGCAGGCTAATGGAATTTACGTTCACGCCATTAAAAGACAAGGACATACAGAAACGGCTACAAGCAATATCCAAAGCAGAGAGAATAAAAATAAAATCAGATATTCTCACACGAATAGCGAAAGAATCAGAGGGCGATATCAGACATGCAATAAACGAGCTGCAAAAGGAGGCGATGCTATTATGATATTGATAGAAAATCTACGGGTAGAAGTCTCAGAAGAAGCGAGCGACGAGCGGTTTATAGACGACTTAGAGGAGTTATGCAAAAAATATGCAGGGAAAGAATATGCCTTCACATTTAGAGCAGAGGAGGCGAAGTAATTGATACCAACAGAGGGAGAAGAAGATGCCAACCCCTGAAAAGTTTAAATACTTCCAGAGCTATCTATATACAACAAAAGAAGCAAGGAGAAAGGAATGATATATACTATAGGGCACGGAACCCATAGCATACAGGACTTCTTCGCTACGTTAGTAGAGAAAAAAATAAACTGTATTGTAGATGTGCGTAGCTACCCAGCATCAAGAAGGGCGCCACAATTCAACCATCTGAAGTTAGAGAAAGAATGTGATAGGCGCAACATACAGTACATATGGCGTGGCAAGAGCTTAGGCGGCTTCGGTGAGGTAGAGCACGAGTTTTTTATGAAAGGCGTTGCAGAGCTCATCAAGTACGAGCAGCAGCACGAGACAGTGATCATGTGCTCGGAATCCGACCATACGAAATGCCACCGCTATCAGAAGATAACGCCAGAACTGGCAAAGGTGGGGATAGAAGTAACTCATCTTATCGTGATGGAGGGCAAACCGAAGAAAAACATAACTCTATCGGATTTTTAATTTTTTTTCTGCGCGTCTCACCATATAAGCAACGTTCTCAACCCAGGACATATACTTATACCACCCCTACAAAAACAGTGCGTTATACGAACCCTTCTAAGAGCGTTATAGCTCCACCAGAGCCATATAAAAGCTTCTTCGGAAGAGCGGAAAAACGATTTCAAACGAGCCTTTTCCATCCCTCTTTCGGGTACTTTTCCATAACGTTTATATACAACTCTCTCTAATCCACAAAATATCTTTCCCTATCTACGAGCGCGCTATGAACTTCTTTTAAGAGAAAAATCTTGGTGGTATTTAAATATACTCATAACAAATAACATCTAATAACACTCTTCTTTTTAAAAAAGAAAATGAGAGAACATCATCCATGGGATCGGCAAGAGCACGAAACCAATCGTGCGTATCAGGCGTTCTTGTGTTATCGTGATATGGGTGCTTTGAGATCATTGAGAAAGGCAGCCGAGAAATTTTACAAAGAGCTATACCTCGTCAGGCCTTCGGCCAAACTTCGACAAATTCAATATTGGTCATCCGATCATAAGTGGGTAGCTCGCTGCGAGGCGTGGGACGATGAAGAAGAGCGATTACGAACAATAAAACGCAGAGAACAGATACAGAAGATGGATGACCGACAAGCAGGCTACGGCGAGACTATGCAAAAAATAGCATACAAAAACATGCTAATCGCAGAAGGTTTGATAGAAGATTTGATAGAAGGCAAGAAACCAATGAAAACGTTGAACATAGAAGAAAGCAGGCGATATATAGAGACTGGGGTTAAAATAGAACGTTTGGCATTAGGCGAACCAGGTGAGATAGCGGTTAGAAAACACGAAGGCGGCATAAAAATCATTAAAGTCGGGACGCAGACACGGGATGACGAAGCAGATGTGACGGAAGAATGAAGCCGTTTGTAGAGGTAGTTGATGGCGAAGTCAAATTAAACTTACATCCCGGTCAAGTGCGGGCGTGGGATAGCGATAAGCGATTTACATTCGTATTGGCCGGAACACAAAGCGGAAAGACGTGCATAGGTCCTTGGTGGCTTCTCCGAGAAATACAAAGATGTGGTCCAGGGGATTACTTGGCAGTCACCGCGAACTATAAACTTTTCAATCGCAAAATGCTACCAGAGTTGTTGAAAGTATTCGATCAAATCCTAAAAATCGGGAGATACTGGGGCTCGACACAACTGATAGAAATAAAGAACCCCGAAACAGGCAGATTTGAAGCTAAGAATGCAGTTGATCCTAATATGTACGCTCGTATAATACTGGCAAGTGCTATAGCGGGAAAAGGCAAAGAAGTGGGTGTTGCAGCACTGGAATCCGCAACCGTAAACGCTGCATGGTTAGACGAATGTGGATTGGATTCTTTCAGTCTGCTGGCGTGGGAAGCAATAGAGGGGCGGCTTTCGTTAGCAGAAGGCAGAGTCTTGGGTACGACCACATTATACAACTTAGGCTGGATGAAAATCGAGATATACGAACCCTGGGAAAGAGGGCAGCCAGACATAGACGTAATTCAATTTGACAGCATAGAGAATCCCGCCTTTCCGCGTACTGAATATGAACGCATGAAACGGAAGATGCCGATGTGGAGGTTTAACATGCGATATCGTGGTCAGTACGATAGACCAGCAGGGATGATATATAGCGATTTTGATTCTGCAGTACATCTCGTAGAGCCGTTTAGAATACCTAAAGATTGGCCGAGATATGTCGGCATTGATCCGGGAGCGGTGCATACAGCAACCGTATGGATCGCCGAGGACGGGGATAATTACTACATATATCAAGAGTTCTTAGAAGGCGATCTTACCACGAAGCAGCATGTGGAAAACGCTCTTCAACGCGCTGAGGATGTGAACGTAGCACACTGGGTCGGCGGCTCTAAATCAGAAAAGCAATTCAGAATGGATTGGGAGACCGAGGGCATATGTGTGGACGAACCAGCGGTTGCAGAAGTAGAAGCTGGCATAGACCGCGTAATAAGCATGCTTAAGGAGAAGCAGCTATTCGTATTCAATATCTGCGGCGGATTGAGGGACGAGATAGGAACGTATGCACGAACGCTTGATGAGCGCGGCGAGCCAACTGAAAAAATCAGGGATAAAGAGAACTATCACAGATTGGATGCGCTGCGATATGTTATCTCATATATTGTGCAAAAAGATATCATAGAACTCCCACTATCCGCGACTCCCTCTCCAGCACTTAGCATCAATACCCCATCACGGCGATATTAACTTTTGTAAACGTCCCGTTTAAATATTTTTCATGTAGAACCCTTTTATATGATGTTTGAACGCTATCCTATCTTCACGCTCGGTATTGGAAGCACGGGCGATAGTGGCCAGCGCGGTATAACAGAAGGCGCCGGTACGGAGACGCAAACCGAAAAAAAAGTATGGGTAGATGCAGATGTCCGGGCGATAGATAACAATTACACGACCCGGGAGACCGCATATAAGATAGATGCACTCACACGGCTGATTTTAAACATTGAACGGTTCTCTATCCTTGGCGATTACATATTACGATCAAGCGACGACAAGGCTAATGAGAAGCTGATAACAGAAATAACAGACTGGCTCGAAGACGATTTAAACGTCCTTTCCACATTCCGGGCTTCATTCAATTCCGTGAAGATACATGGCAGCACCCATTTCCAGAAACTCTACGACACTACCAAGAAGACAAAAATAAAGGGCGAGTCCACTGGAATACGCGGGCTACAGCAGCTCATTGGTGTCGAGAAATATACTAATCCGTTTGACAGTACGGATTTCTATTACTACCAGAAAAAAGAAGTAAAAAGCGATTGGAAGAGCCCTGAAGATGATAAAACCGAAGAGAAAAAAGTGTGGTGCATAAAGGAGGGTGAAAAAGGCAAAGCAAACTATCCCGCAATAACGAGTGGTGATCGTGTCATTGATGTGGACCACATCTTCGAGATAAGAAACGATGAGTCCGGCGATAGCGCGATTGCATCGTGCCTGAACGAAATCTATATCAAGAACCTCATCATGCTGAATCTCCCGAATCTCATCATGCTCGTTGTAGCACCTGGAATCAAAGCGTCATATCAGACACGCGAAAAAGACGGAAAATCGCGCGTTCCAGAATATCCAAGCGAAGCACTCAAAACGTCCAACTTGGCAAAATACACCGAGCAGTTAGCAGATTATGAGGCGTTCAAAACGAATATGCAAACTATGGTGAACAATCTTACGAACGACTGGTATCAGAAGGGCATAATGGCATTCCCAGACAATATTGACGTTAACGTCATGGAATCCAGCAATTCCCTTAACCCGACTATGCTGGATACGATAGTCGCGCTGCTGAATACCGAGATAGCATTTGCATTAGGTTTCCCATTAGCACTCGTAACTTCGTCCGGTACTGAACTGGCAACCGCACATAACATACGGGAAACGATGGCTGGGGTGCTCAAAGGCATACAGGACCAGTACGAGCGGATAACGCAAAAGCTAATCTATGAGCAATTCCCGAACGCGCAGAAAGCAGGCATTAAATTCACATTAGCACCACTTACGCCGAAGGACGCTAAACAGCTTGCAGAGATAGATAAATTGCATAGTGACGTCCTCGAAGTATTCAAGAAGATAGGTGCGAACGATGATGATCTACGTGCACTTGCTAAGAGATACGAAATACTCGAAGAGATGAACTTAGGGGGCGAAGGCTTACAGCAAGGAATAAGCAGCGCCACATCCGGTTCTTACAGTTCCGATCAAATACAGGGCGTTATGAAGGTGATAGATAACATTGTAGCTATGCAAGATGCGACTACAATCTCTATGGAGGCTCCGGAATGAGTAGTCGAGAAAAAGAAAAAATAGAACTGAGAACTGAAGTAGTGGAGGATCTAACAGTAATGTTCAATCAAGTCATGTTAAGATATTACAAGGAAACGGGTATTAAAGCCACGCAGGCTGAGATGGTACATGCTTCTCATAATCTCGTCTATCACTGGGGCAAGCTGCAAGGAAAACTTAATGCACAAAAGAGACAAGAAGAACTGATAAAATCAGGGAGGGGGATGGCACTTGGATTCAATACTGGAGGCTGATGAGATAATGCTGAAAGTAGCACAAGGAGAACTGAATAGTATGCGGTTAGAACTCAAAATGATGGCACAAACTTTAAAGAACCATCAGATCGCTATTAAGAATCTTGGATACATCCCAAAAGGAACAGAAGACGACTTGGAGCTTTTACAGGTAGTGCAAGCTAATCTGGCATCAGATCTCCAGAAGATGGCTAAAACGATAGGGGCACTACTGAATACTTACACTATTGGAGTAAAGTAAGGAGCAGAAAAAAATGGAAGACGTAAAAATAGTCGTGCATCGGTGTACGAAAGCGGAACTGGAAGATGAAGCAGTGCGGGTTGGAAGTAAACCTTGGTACGGCCTAAAATATCTCAGAGGCTTTATGTTAGGCAACGAGATCTGGGTAGTTAAAGACTGCGTGGGTGAGCTGGCTCTGGAAGCGCATGAGTACGGCCACATCATCGGCTTGAAGCATACGAAGTTTCCGAGCATTATGAACTTCAGCGGGCTGTTTAGATGGTTTGCAGTTCATCCAGGTGACATAGCCAAACCTTTAAGAAAGGTTTTTAGAAGATGACTAAAAAATCTATCATCAAACGGAAATCGGACATAGAAATCGAAAAGGATTATCTTTTACATTATCTCGAATCAGCGAAAAACGAAATTAATAGTAGATTTACCTCATTTCACGCCACTATTGATAATTCCGCCTTCTGCCCTACACTCAAAATACATTATAAGACATCCTGGGACTTTTCTTCATAATGGTTAAAATGGCATACGAGATGAGACATAGAATGCAGAAAGATCTGGATGGAATAAAGCTCAGAATAAGCGAGCTTGAAAACACTTTGCGAGAGATGGAGAATCATAATAGTTTAGAATATCGTAATAAATTACGTGACCTTGAACAATATTACAGGAGAAAAGGGGAGCTCAAAGGGGCACTCAAAATAATGGGTCAATATGGAAGATAAAAAATAGTAAGTGAGAAGTAAGCAATCTTTAAATGTTACTGGGTGCTATTATTTAGTATGGGCGCCCAACTATTCACTACTTCCACAACTAAGCAAGTCTTAACACTCATCCAAGGGCATATCATTCTGGCGTTGAGACAGATCCCTTCTGATTTTATTGATTGTATAATTACCTCTCCGCCTTACTGGGGCTTGCGCGATTATGGCGAGGAGACCGTTACTATCTGGGATGTTGAATCTGAAGAAGGCTGCGGGCATGAATGGGGCAATTCTGATATAGAACACGATAATTTACGTTATCGCGGCGCCACATCCATTGTAGGCAACGAGAAGAACGAAGCAATCCATCAAGGTAAGCAAGAAAGCGGTGGTCAGTTCTGCCAAAAATGCGGTGCGTGGCGTGGTCAGCTTGGCTTAGAGCCCACTCTTGATTTGTATCTTTCCCACTTATGGCAGATAACAGATGAACTCTATCGAGTGCTGAAACCTTCTGGTGTGATGTTCTGGAATCATGGCGATAGTTATGGTGGCTCTGGTGGAAGTGGAGGAGACTATAACGAAGGCGGACTACGTGAAGGGCAGCCGAAAGTGGGCAAATCGGGTATAGGAATCGCACCTAAATGTTTAGCGATGCAGAACTACCGCTTTCTTCTTGGTTTGGTGGATACAGATTGGCGTATTCTTGTAGAATGGCGAGCGATGGGAAGAGCAGAAGGGAATTTAGAAGCCATGTTACAACATCCTCGAATACGGACCATTCTGCGAAATCAGGTTATCTGGAATAAGCCGAACCACATGCCTTCTTCCGCTAAGGACCGCTTCACAAATTCTTATGGGCCAATCTTTATGCTTACGAAGAATAAGAAATATTGGTTCGATTTAGATGCGGTGCGAGAACCTTTTACGGCGCCACTGAATAGGTGGGGTGGCAATAACGTTAAAATCCCAGAGAATACTAAATGGAATGATGCACGGGAAAAAGAAAGATGGCAGATGAGTATAAGAGATAGCGAATCAAGACCAAATCCAAGCGGGAAAAATCCGGGAGACGTTTGGACGCTCCCTACTTCTCCGTTCCCGGAAGCACACTTCGCAGTCTTCCCGGAAGCGATACCAGAACGAACAATCAAATGTAGCTGCCCGAAGGAAATCTGCACAGAATGCGGGAAGGCACGGGTGCGGATAACGGAACCTTCAGAAAGATATCAAGATCTCTTAGGTAAATCTTGGCATCCTCATTTAGACGACGAAAAACGAGGGAATAGCCGTAAAGGATTGGGGCATTTAGAGGGCGTTACTGCAGAATACGAAACAATCGGTTGGACTACCTGTAATTGCAACGCAGAGTTCAGACCTGGGATAGTCTTAGACCCGTTCTTAGGCTCAGGCACGACAATGAAAGTAGCACGGCGATTGGGTATGAGCTGCATAGGTATAGAGATCAATCCGAAATACGTGGAGATGGTGAAGAAAGAAGTTGGCTGGAACGAAGGGTTGTTTAGTATTAAATTTGACGAACTTACAATTCCATAATATCAACAAATAGCACTCAGTAGCAAACCTTTATATATCCAGCACACTTTTAATTACGCATGATAGAACCAATAATATCGAATTGGGATGTCATTGTGACGGCGATATCTGCGTTCATAACAGGCATGGTAGTCTACGCTAAGGTGCTAACTACTCGCCTAACCGAAGAGGAAGCCAGAGCGATCTACAGAAAAGGCTATACGGTTTATCGGGAGTACAAGAAGGCGAAGGCGGCAACGAGTGCGGGCGGAACGGCAATAACAAACGATGAGATGTTAGATATAATGGGGCACGGCGCGGATTTTGTTAAAACTGTTTTTGAGTCGTTGGCACTGGAACGAGAAGTACCATTAGACGAGCAGAAAAAAATTATTGCTAAAATCGTGAACGATAGTGAAAGCACACTTCCAGACGGCGACATGCTTAAATCCGCATACGGTCCAGACTAACTGGGTATATAATGCCACCTGCCGAAGTCAATAGCTTTGCTCGAGACCTAATTGTCGAATACGATCGAGCACGAGCTACCCTGCTCAGAGATCTCGCATTGCCACGAGAGCAAGCATACGTTACAGGCAACATCCAAGCAACATTAAATTTATGCACGGTAAACCAGGCAGAGATAATCGTGCGGGATTTGAATTCTGCATTAGTAGCAGGCATCTATATCGAAGCGGACTTCTTAAAGGATAAGATACCGGCATATACGGGTGTTGACGTAAACAGAATATCAAGTACGCATCTCAACCGTATCTCGACAGACACCATAGGATACATCGGCAAGACGAATAAAGAGCTTGAGAAAACGCTTAAAGCAGAATACAAACGGCTATTAGCGAACAATCAACTCATCACACAGCTCAAAGAGCAGGGCTGGTCGCAACAAATCGGCAAGAAGTTAGCGGCACTTGGCCATAGCGATGACCTCATCAAATTAGTGAAGAGTCAGACAACGGCTAACAAGATGGTCGCCATACTGGAGATGAACGGTATGCGTGGCGGGACGCACCCTAACGATGTCAGTAAATTACTCCGGCCGTTTATCCGGGACATCTTCGGTGACGGGGGCGTTCTTATAGACAATATCGGTAAGACGCGATTACAGTTAGTTGT